ATTTTCTTTAGCCATTTGTAATACAGCTGAAGTTTTACCTATACCTGATTCACCAACTACTTCTACAGCAACTGGATTTTTTCCTTGTTCTTGAATAAATCTATTATTCTTTATTATATGGTTTACAAAACCGTTTAGTTCATCAATATTTAAATTTACTTGTGCCATTTTAATGTGTGTTTAATTGTATTGTTTTTCCTGGTAAATGATCAGTCATCTCAGATTGTGCACTAAGAACCCATAATGTGTTCTTTGGGCAGTTCTCTGGAGCTGGTGCTTCACCATCTGTTAAATATATAAGGGCAGTATATCTACCTCTCATTTCATTGAAGTGGTCAATAACAGGTTGGAAGCATGTGCCTCCTCTACCTTTTATTTGCCAATCCTTTTTACTATTAAAAGGGGATACATCACTAAGATTTGTATCACACTGTGCTACAGTTATCTGATGTCCCGTTTTTTGTACATGAACCATCTCACTCATAAAGTGTGTCAGTTCCTTCGTGTTAACAGATCCTGAAGTATCAACACCAATCAAAATATGATTTTTGTGTTTTATCTTTAGACCTGGATTATCTGTATATCTTTTGTTGAATTTTCTTCTCAACTTCTTTGTGAAAGTAAACACGGAGTTACCCACAAATCTCTTTAAATAGCCCTTCCAATCAAATGATGGAGGGAGCACTGTCTGAAGTCTCTTAATTAATTCTGCTAATTCACCCGGTATATTACCACGTCTCTTAACAGTTTGTTCTGCAGTTTCTTTTAGTTGGTGTTCAATTTGTCTTTCAACTAGTTTCTTTTCTGCTTCTGTAAGATCTTCAAACTCTTCCCATGTTTTATGATCATATTGGCTATCACCGTCCATCTGATCTAGTATAGATTCTAATGACTGACAAGGATTATCTTTGCATTCTTGTTCTAATAAATCATAATACTTTTTAGTACCGGCTTTCTTTGGTAGTTTTAACTCAGGAAAACTATTTAAAGTTAATCCACCTTCAGGAAGCATGCTTGTACTTATATACTGATTGATCTCAAGATCAGCAGCAATATTAAACAACTTCTTGTTAGGATAAGAGTCTCTCATCATAAGATGACCAAACGACACGTGTAGTAGTTCATGTTTAAGTAAACCTATTTGGTGTTCATCTGGTAACTTCATAAAGAAATCCGGGTTAATAGATAGTTGTATACCTATACCATTTTTACTGACACCCGCTGTTGGGACGTCCTTTCTTATTTTCTTGTTAAGTCCAATAAGAAAGAGCCCATAAAAAGGCTCTCTTAATATTAGTGACTTACAAGCTCTTGCTAGTTTATCTTGTATGTCCATTCCAATTTAGTTTTATATTTATATCTTTAATAAATGACCAAGTACTTAGAAAAACAGGAAGCATTTGTTGATGTACTTCATGTTCTATGATTTCTTTTTCATGAAGAGAAGGAAACCAATCTTTTATACTATAATCTTTAAATATTTCATTCCATTCTTTAATAGCATAAGAATCTAACTTAAACTTTTCACAAAAGTCTTGTCTTTTACCAAACATTAAAGATTTAGCAAACATCATTTTTGTAACAGATGTTATTTCTTTCATGTTTTTTATATTCTCACAACCTACATTGTAATCTTCATCAGATCCGTGGAGAAGTTCTCTTAATTTTTTATATTCTTTTAAACTAATCATTGATTTTCATTGTTTTAATCATCCACAAAGGTAGTTTCTTATTGTGCATGTTGTCTAACCATTCTTTTGCAGAGGGAATGTAGTTATTACAATCCTCTCTTACATGTTGCTCTGCAACATATCTTGTATAAACAGGTTTACCATCTGAATTTGTAAATACAGGTCCAAACTTTCTTTCACATTCAAATATACCTTCACTGTGATGACGAAACATTCTGTGTAGGTGATTGCCTACCCAACTTTTTGTTGCATCTAACCAATTATGTATATCTATGTAATCTTCAGGCCTCCCACCAAACTTCTTAACAGAAGAATTGGCATGAATATTTGGATGTGCCATTAAAAGAAATTTCTATCTTCAATACTGAAGTCTATGTCAGAATAATGGTGATCTTCTCTAACATTTTGTGAGTGATCAATATTAATTTTCCAAGGAGTTTTTGTACAATCAATATACATATAACCTTCTCCTCCATCATTATTAATCCAGTCCCACTCTATGTTATCATTAAGTAGATTATATAATAAATCATCCCAATCTGATTCTATTTCATTATTCATTTTAACATCTATGTCTACTTGATCTCCACTTCCAGGATCTGTAACATAATAATGTGTTTCTTCTATACAACCATCATCACCTCCACCATGATAACGTACTTCTATTTTTGATATATTGTGATCTTTAATCACTTGAACTGCTAGATTTCTTTTTAGTTTTGTTTCCATTTTTAATTAACTTAATTTCTACACCGGGATTTTCCTTATTATATTCATAAGGTTCAAATATGGGTAGAATGTTTTCACAATTATCATCATCTATCCAATGATGTTTAACCATATCATCTTGCACTGTCTGTGCAGGATTAATATAATCAAACTTATGCTTAGATCCTCTGATGAATTTAAATGATATCTTTACCGGTAATTCTAGTTTAGCTAATTGCTTCCTAAAGCCTTTTCTAAACTGATCATAGTATTTAGCTGTTTCTTTTCTATACTTAGTTGTTGCTTTACTGGACACGAAATATCTTCCTGTCCATCTTCTTCCATTTTTACTACTTGGTACGTTACCTGGTATAAACCATTTCATAGAATACTTTTAAGTTTAACTTTAATTTCTTTATGAGCATCAGCAAAACCTTTCTCTTTTACAAGATCAGCAATGTCTTTGCTACTATCTAACCACGTGCCTGTAATGTCATACAACTGCTGATATTTAGTAACAGCATTGTGTCCGGCAACATCATTATCAAATAAAGTTACAACTTTTTTATACTTTTTCTTAAGATTTTCAATTATATACGGTTTTATTACAGTATTCTCTGAGTCAGGTGCAATAACTTCAATATTGTATCCAAATTGCTTTAAACACATTGCATCTTTTAAAGAAGAACATATAATAAGATAAGGTTGATTATATTCTAATTGATCTAATCCTTGAAGATGAGGTTTAACTTTTATGAATTTAAACTTCTTATTTCTTGGTTGGTAAATCTTATAAACCTCATTTTTAGTAAGGTAAGCATATATATAAGGTTGTTTTATAGTTATTTTGTTATCTTCTTTAACCATATGATAAAATTCAAGTGGTTTTACATTATATTTATTTAATATATCTTCACCTATGTTAAATTGTAACCAAAATCTTTTATCATATTCATTCCAATCTCTTATTTTTATACCATCAACTTTATATTTAGCTTCTGGTTTTATAGTAGATTGAGAATATTCACCTTTTTCTGTAATAAACTTATTATAATCTTGACCTATTTTAAATATTGCTTTAGAATAATCTATGCTAAACAATTCTTTAATTAAATCAATTTTATTACCTCCTTTACCTGTTGAAAAATCTTTAAACTTATATTGACCCTTGTCAACAAATACCCACATGCTTGGAGTTCTTTCTGATGGATGAAATACAGATTTAATCTGTACGTTCTGTCCATTCAGTCTTTCTGGTAAATCCAGATAGAACTCAAACACCCATGTACTTGGAACTTTAGATCCATCTAATATGAGATTTTTAGTACTTATCATCTTTACTTAAAATAGAAAAGGGCAGCCGATTCCGGATCTGCCCCTCTCTTGTTAACTTAATAATTATTAATTATTAAAGCTCAAAATCATCACCTGATCCTGAGTTTGCTTTAAATGGAGTTTCTACACCATTAGATGGAGCATCTTTTTTAACTAAAGCTTTAACATGTACAGCACGATCAAACTTAAGTAATCTAGAATTCTCTTTATCTAACATTTCCATAGCAATACCATCTTTAGATATACGTGGCAAGAAAAGATCATTATTTATATAACCTTCTTTATTTTCCCACTCACGACCACCTATACACATATTAATAAGTTTAGAACCTCCCATTAAATCATCACATTCTTTCATAAAATCTTCAATAGTTTGTGCATTTATAGAATCTAATCCATCTCTCATCTCTAATGTTTCAGCTAAAGTAATCATGTGCTTTAAGATCTCTTGATCTCTGCTAATTTCTCTACCACTTGGTAATGTAGTGTCTTTAAATGGAAAAGGACTAATTCTTACTCTACCAATTTGGCCATCATATCTACCTTTAGATTGATCATTATAGTCTCTAAAGAAACCTTCAAAGTCACCTCCAATAGGTGCAGTTTCTATGTGTAAATGTATATTGTATGAATCAGCATCATACGGAGTTTGATCTAATGTAATAGAATTAATTTTTACTACATGGTTTCCTGGATCTAATACAGGTTTTGTACGTCCGCTTCCTGCAGACATGTCTTTAGTATTTAACATAACTTTCTTATTTTTTAAATTTGTTTCACTCATCTTAATTAATTTTCATATTCAATAATTGCATTTTTAACAACTTTTAATGAATTATCTATACGTGCATCATCAAACATTCCTGCTGGTGATTTACAAGTATTTTCTCCATTATTAGTTGTTTCAAATACATAACTTAACTTATCATTTTCATCTTTGACAACTTTACCAAAGAGAACTATAGAAAATAGACCTTCCAAAGTTAATGTATTATCTATCATTTTACCAATAGTTTTTGCTTTAACTTTTCTGTGTCCATTCACGTCTGTTGATTCTTCTGAATGTGTCAAAAAGAATATATATAAATCATCTCTCATATCTTTAGGTAATTTAGCTACTTGTGCTAAATTAGCTGCAATTTGAGTAAATTTATCATATCCTTTTTCATTAGCTCTGTCAAAGTATTCAAAACTTGACATATATTGCCAATCATCTATTACTAGATTCTTTATATGAGGCATTTTATCATTAACATGCATCATAGCTTTTATAATTCCTGCAGAACTAGACACTGGTGTCATATTTCCTTTTTGATTATCTTTGCTAATTGCTGTATAATTCTTTTTCCATCCTTTGAATGGTAAAGGTTTATTTGCAATGTTAATAATAAATGTCTCTTTAGGATCTAAATCCCTAATTGATGTTGATTTACCTGACCCGGAGTCAGCTATAACTAATACACTTTGTGCCATTATTTACGGTTTATTAATTTTTTGTTTATACTTAATAATGCTCTTTCAATTCCAAT